TTGGCCGATGCGCGCAAGGCGCTTGACGCCAAGGCCGGCGAACTGGCGGCGCTGACAAGGACACATGCGGAGGCGATCGCCGAGCGTGATGCGCGTCTTGCCGATCGCGATGCGCGTCTTGCCGATGCGGAAAACAATCTCGATGCCCGCATCGAGGAACGCCAGGCGGTGATTGCTGCCGCGCAGATCATCGTCGATCCACCGCCCGTCACCAAAGGCAAGACTATCGCCGAGATCTGCCGGGACTGCGTCACGGCCGCGCTGGGCGAGGCAGCGGTCAAGGACAGGAGCGACGATTACATAGCCGCCTCGTTCGACGTGCTTGCGGCTGCCGCACGGCTCAAACGTCAAACCCCTCAGGATCATTCCCTCGCACACGCCGTGCAGATGGACATCGCTCACCGCCAACCCGTCAACGCCTGGGAGTGCGCCTTTGCTTCCTCCAGCGTCGCGATGAAGAAGGACCACTGAAATATGACTGTATTTACCGAAGGCCGCGCCACGGCCGAATTCATGATTTCGGAAGCCCGCGGCTTTCGCTCGCGGGACGCCATCACCATTGCTTCGGGGCAGGGCCAGCTTGCTGCCGGCACGGTGCTGTCGAAGCTTGCCGTGGGCGCGGCGACTGCCGCTGCCAAATCCGGCGGCAATACGGGCAATGGCACGATCTCCGCCGTCACCGTGCTCACCGGCGCCAAGGCCGGCATCTATACGGTGCGCTTCACGGCGGCGACGGCCTTCGTCGTGGAAGATCCTGACGGTTTCAGCCTCGGGGCCGGTGCGACGGCAGCGGCCTTTGCCGACGATGTGGGCTTTACGATCTCCGCCGGCGGTACGCCGTTCGTCGCGGGCGATGGGTTCGATATCACGGTTGCCGCGGGCTCAGGCAAATATGTGGCCGCCGCTGTCGGCGATATCGGCAACGGCGTGCTGTGGGGCGCTGTCGATGCCACCTCGGCGGATGCGCCGGCTGTCGCCGTGACCCGCAGCGCCGAAGTGGCGGGCGCGCATCTTTCCTACCATTCCACCGTCGATGACGCGAACAAGAAGGCGACGAAAGCCGCCCAGCTTGCCGCCGTCGGCATCATCGTGCGGTAGCGCATTTTCAAGCGAAGTGGACACCACTTCGCATGAAGAAAACGCGCGCTTTTCAAAATTGACGCGTCTTTCCGATCCTAGTGGATCGGAAAACGCTATGGGAGTGCTTTTACATATGACCGCAATGAACGTCTTTTCCGCCGATCCGTTTTCGATGATCAGCCTGACGACGGCTTTCGCCAAGATCGACTACAAGCCGCAACTGCTCGGTTCGCTCGGCCTGTTCACGCCGCGCCCGTCCCGCACGCGCTCCATCGCCGTCGAGCGCTATAATGGTGTGCTGTCGCTGATCCCGACCAGCGAGATCGGCGCGCCGCCGAGCGAGCTGACCAATGACAAGCGCGATATCCGTGACTTCCGCACCAACCGCCTCGCCAAATCGACGACGCTTTACGCCGAAGAGCTGCAGGGCATCCGCGCCTTCGGCAGCGAAAGCGAGCTGACCCAGGTGATGGCGGAGGTGCTGCGGCGCGGCGCGCGGCTGCGCGACGACATGGAGCTGACGCACGAGCACCTGCGCCTCGGCGCTCTGCAGGGCATCGTCTATGACGCCGACAATTCCACGGTGCTGAAGAACTGGTTCACCGAATTCGGCATCACCCAGCCGGCCGAGATCGACTTCGATCTGGATAACGCCAGCCCGGCAGCGGGTGCGGTGCGCAAGAAATGCACGGCGGTGGTGCGCGCCATGCAGCGCGCTTCGAAGGGCGCCTGGACTCTGGGCACGACCGTGCATGCGCTGGTGGGCGATGACTTCTTCGACCTGCTGATCACCCATCCGGAAGTGGAGACGACCTATCTGAACTGGGCTGCGGCGGCGGACCTGCGCCAGAACCTTTCCTTCCAGGCGTTCACCTATGGCGGCATCACCTGGCATAATTATCGCGGCACCGACGACAATACGACGGTGGCGGTGGATGCGACCAAGGCGAAGTTCTTCCCCGTCGGCGCGACGGACGTGTTCGAGGTCGGCTATGCGCCGGCGGAGTTCGGGCCTTACGTCAATACGCTCGGCCGTGAGCTCTACGCCATCGTCATTCCCGATCGCGACCGCGAGGCCTGGGTGCGGGAGGAGATCTACTCCTATCCGCTGTTCATCTGCACGCGGCCGGAGATGCTGCAGCGCGCGAAGATGACGTGAGGTGGCCTCACAGGCGCACCCTCATCCGACCCTTGCTTCGCAAGGGCCACCTTCTCCCGCCCTGCGGGAGAAGGGCTGCGCTGAATCCTTCGCCCGTTTACGGGAGAAGGTGGCCCTCGCATCGCGAGGGTCGGATGAGGGCTTCAAGAAAGTATCTCCATGACCATCTCAACTCCCACAGCCGCTACCTTCAAACTGCGCTACCCTGCCTTCACCAGCCTCGACAACGCCCTCATCGATCTTGTGCTCGCCGAAGCCAGCGGCGCGGTCAACGAGGATTGGGCCATGGCCGATCAGCAAGCCGGCATCCTGGCCTATGCGGCGCATCTGCTGATGCTCGATGGTTGTGGCGGCATCGCGGTTGAGGCCGGCGGTTCCAATATCGACGTGGCAGGTCCTGTCAGCGCCGTCGAGGTCGGCGATGTGAAGACGACGTTCTCCACCCAGAGCCGGGTGCGCTACACGCTGACCAGCGCTTCCGAGGGCAGCCTGCCGGATACGGTCTACGGCCGCCATTATCTCGACCTGCGGCGGCGCAATGTCGCCGCGGTCGCCGTGGCCTGAGCGGACACGCCTCATGACATTCTCCACTACTTTATCGCCGGCCTTGCTGGCGATCTCGGCCATGGCGCGTCCGGCGATCCGCAGGCGCGTCGCGGGCGCCTGGGATGACCGTTATGGCGCCTACCATGAGGGCATCCCAGGCGATACGCCGATCCGCGCGGTTATTCATCCGCTCAAGGGCGAGGAGATCGCGCAATTGCCGCAAGGCGAGATCGCCGGCGATCATCGCCGCATCTGGACCGCGGCCGAGCTGCGGGTCAGCGACGATGAGGCAACGTCTGACATCGTGATCGATGAGACCGGCGCCGCTTATCGCATCACCTTGCAAGGCTTTCGCGTCGAGGCCGGATTCACGCGCTGTATCGGGAAACGGATTTATGACCGAGGACGAAGCGTTTGAAGCGATCCACGCCTTCATGTCGGCGATCAATCAGGAGCGCAGGTTCATCGATGCGCTCTACAAGCCGCTCGCCGCCATCAACCGGGCCTATCAGACGGCGCCAGTGCCCAATGGGCCTTATGGCCTGATCACATTTCTGGGTACGAAAGACACCGCAGAGGCCGATTATTGCAGCTACGGCGAGGCGGTGGTGCTGGATCGGTCGCGCCAGGCGAGCGATCCCGCGCTGCAGGCCATGGCGGTCGCCACCGAAACGCGGACGAAATCCGAACTGCACCGCTATCGGTTCGATTTCTACGCCAGCCGTGCCGGCGATTATGCACGCCTGTTCCAGGCGGCGTTCCGCTCGGAGCGGGCGCTGTCGGACCTGGGCGGTCTGCTGCCGCGCAGCGTCCATGACATTTCCTATGAGCCGGAGCTGGTCGGCCAGCAATGGGAAGGCCGCGCCCGGTTCGAGGTGGAACTGGCGGCGTTGCGTGTCGATCTTGTCGCCATCGACACCATCGAGAAGGGCTCGATCTCTTCCGAAGGTGTGGGCGCGAGCCGTGTTGAAACCGAATTCTCCTATCAGAAAGGCACATAAATGCCCGCTCGTCTTCCTTATAATCGGGTGGTGGATGTCACCATCACCCGGCAGGATCGCTTTGCCTCAGCGCAGGGCTTTCTCACCGCACTCCTGCTGACGCCCTCCACAGTAGCGGGCTCGCTCGATGCCAGCCATCGCACCAAGCTCTATTCGGCGATCGAGGAGGTCGCCGCCGACTGGGCGTCCTCGACCGAGGAATACAAGGCGGCGTCGCGCTTCTTTCAGGCGCGCATAAGGCCGCGCCAGTTGAAGCTGGCCTATTTCAATCCGGCCGGCGTCTTCGCCGACGAGCTCGACAGCATCTATGCCGCCGACAACGACTGGTATTGGGGCCTGCACCTGAAGGCGCTGAACGACAGCGCCAACCAGCGCACGCTCGCCGACTGGGCGGAAAGCCACGCCGTCATCTTCGGCCTTGATACGAACGATGTCGACACGGAAACCGCCGGCGATGTTGCCGACGCCACGTCCACCGTGACGATGACCATCGCCACGCCGGGGGTCATCACCTGGAACGCGCACGGCCTTCTGGCCGGCGATCCGGTGCGCTTCTCGACCAGCGGCGCGCTGCCGACCGGCCTTGTGGCCGGCACGACCTATTATGTGGTGTCGCCCGCGACGAACACCTTCTCCGTCGCGGCCACCGCCGGTGGCTCGGCCATCGCGACCACCGGCACCCAATCGGGCACGCATACGGCCACGGCGCCCAAGTTCGGCGGCTCCATTGCCGAATATTGCGAGGACAAGGCCTACGACCGCTCGCCGTGTTTCTATCACACGGATCCGAACTCCTATCTCGCCGCCGCCGCCTGGGGCTATGCCTCTGGGCGCGATCTCGACCAGGCCAATTTCAACCTGGCCCGCCAGGGTGTGATCGACAGCGGCCAGGCCTATACGATGAAGTTCAAGAACCTGCCGGGTGTCGATCCGATCGACCGCACCTCCGGCATCGTGCAGGCCATCACAGGCTTTATTCCGGGCCTCGGTGTGCAGAGCGCAGCCGGCCATTCCGCCAACACCTATGTCAACATCGGCGGCGTCAACATGCTGCTCGAAGGCACGGTGCCGGGCGGCGCTTTCATCGACGAGATCCATGCGGCCGACTGGCTGAAGGCGCGCACGCAGGAATCGGTTCTGTCGCTCCTCGCCAACACCCAGCGCATTCCCTATACGACCGGCGGCGTCAGCCTGGTGATTTCCGGCGGCGTCGAGCCGCCGCTGCGGCGTGCCTTCGCCGCCGGCATCATCGCCGATATCGAGGATGCGGAGACGGGCCTTCGCCTGCCGGCTTTCGAGATCCAGGTGGACGATGTCGCCAATGTGCCGGTGACGCAGCGGCGCAACCGCATCGCGCCCGACATCAAGGTGAAGTTCCGCTACGCCGGCGCCATTCACTACGTCACCGTTTCCATGACCATGCAGTTCTGAACTGCGCATTTTGAAGGTTTGAACCATGGCACAAGATACCGCGCCCTTTGGCGTCTACGGCATGGACAATGTCGTCCTGCAGATCGACGGCGTCCGCATCCAGGGGTTTGCCGACGGCGACGACGTGATCAAGCTTGAACGCAGTACCGATCTCGGCACGCCGCTGATCGGCGCCGATGGCGCCTCCATCGTTTCCATCAGCGCCGACCGCTCGGCGAAGCTGACCCTGAAACTGCTCCAGACCAGCCCCGCCAATCAATATCTCCTCAACAAGGTCTCGCGCCAGCGCGCCGGCGCGCTCACCGGGCTGACGTTCAACATCGGCTTCGTCGACCTGAGCTGCGGCGAATCCGGTGGCTGCACCACGGCCATCGTCACCAAGGAGGCGATGCCGCAGAAGGGCAAGAACGCCTCCGAGCGCGAATGGGAAATCTTCTGTCCGTGCTGGGAACCCGGCACCATCGATGTGGCGAGGGGTTGAGCATGGCTGAGAAGAAGATCGGCAAGGACGTTTACAAGTTCGAGGAGATTTTGGGCTGGGAGGCGTTCGACCTTGCCGATCTCATGCTCGATGTGGTGGGGCCGTTCGCCCAGATCATTGAGGCCATGGTGGGCGCGGAAGGCAGCAAGATCGCCGGCGAGAAGGCCTTCGTTGCGGCCTTCGCCCAGGCGATGCGCGACCGCAATTCCAGCGCCACGCGAAAGCTGATGGAAAGCCTGCTGTCGCAGGTGCGGGTCAACAATGAGCCCTGCGTGCCGGGCATGAAGCCCGGACGGCTCGACGAGATGATCGCGGTCTCCGTCTGGGCGGCGGAGGTGCAGTTCGGGCGTTTTTTCGACGCCGGCGTGCTCAGCAGCTTGATGGCGCAGGCCAGGACGAGCAGCCGCTGATCGCGCCCAAAGACCTGCAGCGGATCGCGCCCAATGTGTCGCTGCGCATGATGGCCTGGCGGCCGATCATCGCCGACCCGCCGATCTACAGCGTCGCCGACGTGCGCCGGCTGTCGCTGACTGAAATGATGGACGCCAATGAGGCGCTTGACCTGCGGGCGGAGCTGATCCGCCTAGCGCGGGAGAGGGCGATGAGCGAGGCGAAGGGGAGGCGGGCATGAGCTGTGTTCCTTGTGCAAAGGCGCGTGCGGCTATGGAGCGCGCGGCGCGGGACGTGGCCAGCGGCAATCTGCGGACTGCCGCGGCGCAATTGCCGAAAGTGGCGGATGCGCTGCGGGAGAAGGTCGAGGCTGCGCGGGTACGGGTGCGATTGGCGCTGAGGAGAGATGAGGAGCCGCGCGTGGCCGCCATCGCCAAAAAAGGCACACATCGCAAAGAAGCTATTAACGAACAGGTTTGAACATGGCCGATTCCGCCCCAATCTCTGCTTTAGACCTTTTCAGGCGCGCTCCTGGCATCAACGCAAACCTGAATCGAGTTGCAACGGAGGCCTCTGCGTTTTCCGGAGAGCTTCAAGGGGTCGGAGCAGCTTTAAGCAAGTTGCGCGGCGGGCCGTGGCTGATGGCTATTACTGAAGCAGCCAAGCTAGGAGCCGCCGCCGTCGAAGCTACGGTTGATAACGCTCGGCAGCGGCGCACTCAAGGGCTGGCGGCCTCAGGCGCCGGAACGACAGCACAGAAAATCGACCTGTTGACGCGTCGATTTGAATCTATGGGCTTGACCCGGACGGATGCCGAAAAAAGCTTGGACGAGTTTAGTAAGGTCATCGATTCGTCTATCGACGACACGGGTAAAGGGCCGGACGAGTTGACGAGCCTGGGTCTGTCGGCGGTGGGAGACTACGGGCAGCGTTTCGACAAAGCCACGTTGCTCATGCGCGCCCAGGAAAAACTGGCCGATCTATATAAAAGGAATGACGAACTACGCGCCAAGCTGGCGGCGGACAAAGCTGCCGGCAAAGATATCGACCAGCGTGATGTGGAGGAGGTCAAAGCCAACGAGAAGGTTGCCAGTAAGGCATCCCGGAAGTTTGGATTCGACAACAAGATGATTGGCGGCATTAGGCAATCCGCCGGCAGCGGGAATATGATCCGTGAGACGAACAAGGCCAGCGCCCGTCGTCCGCCGATTGATCCAGGCGCAGATGCATTGAATATTGCGATTGACAAACATGCCATTGCGATCGACCAAATGTCTGGGAGGATCGTTGACGGCTTCAAGGAAGCCGGCGCAAAGATGCTCGCGCCGATCATTGCCGCCGTCGAAAGTGGGATGGAAAACACCCTCGATGTCGGGGGCAGGAGGCGAGCTGAAGGCGCGGAGGCGGCATTGCGGCAAGCTTTAGGTGTCAATGATTCTTCAAAGAAGGTGCCTGGAATGTTTCATTACAGGCCTGAGGCGATGAAAAAATTTTCAGGACAAGCAGAAGAGGACCGAAAAGCATACGAGAAGTACAAACGAGATACCAGGGAACAAGCGGATATCAGTCAATTTGGTGATCTAGACCCAAAAAATGCAAGCAGCCGGGGCGAGAAAGCCGCGACAAATGTCTTCGGAAACCTTGGAGCATGGACTAACGGGAAGTGGAACGACGTGCCTAGTAGCGGGGCGGGTCATGATGCCCTCCGAACGTTTGGCATTTCGGGGCCCGTCAATAATTACCATGCCGGCAATGATAACAGTATAACTAATTACCACATTGGGGTTACGGTAGGGACTGGTGCTCCGGCCCTGGCAAATGGCGTGGTAGGAGCCATTCGAAGCGCACGCGATTTGGGCAAGGCCACGCAGTTGCAAACAGCGGGATCTGCTGGGAAGTGACGTCGGATTCGGCTTTTCGTTTTGCTGCTATGGCCGCTAACTGCCCGGCTCGCCACTGAAATTGCTCTTTCTTTGCCAAGCGATGATGTCTATCCTCCTCCTTCGAAAAGGAGAGGCAGATGACACGTGCTTGGAGGCGTTTGACAACATCGGTAATTGTCGCGGCGACGACGTACGGAACCACCGCGAACGCAGCCGATACCACGAAGGCCGACAGAGAGCTGATCGGTAATATGGCAGTGCAAATGATAGGTTTTATCGACGGAACGATGGAATCCATAAAGGAGTGCAATCAAATTGCTCAGTTGGAAGCAAAAGCCGCTTGTTTCGCATTACTCGAATTAAATCTGGGCATTCCTGCTGCAAAATTTAAAGGCGTGCTCTCCGACATTAAGACGTACGTTGAAAAAAAATAGCAGAATGACCTTTTAAGGTGAGCCGGGATCCTGGCGGTCGGTTTCTATATGGGAGCGGCGCTGGCCCCCTTATTGGAAAGCAAAAAAAGCGGAATGACGCTGTCGATTGACCGACGGTGATACCTGAGCGGGCTGCACGGTCTTTCTCGCGTCTTCTCTATGTTTCCAACCGACCCTCCTCAGACCCTTGCTGCGCAGGGGCACTTTCTCCGCCGTGTGGGAGAAGGCTATCCTCGATTAAGAGGCCTATCATGTCCTGTGTCATTCTGTTCCGCGATATCGGCGGCGTGCCGATCGATGTCGTGATCAAGGAGAGCGCCGAGGCGGCGATGGAAATTCCCACTCATCCGGTCGAGACCGGGGCGAAGATTTCCGATCATGCCTGGCGCACGCCGACCACGCTGTCGCTGGAATGCGCCAGCAATGGCGTCACCGACACGTATGAACCCTTGTTCGCGGTGATGAAACAGGCGGAGCCTTTTTCCATAGTCACCGGCTTCACCCTGTTCGACAATATGCTGATCAGCAAACTGTCGCCGGAGAGGGATTCCACCACGGGTAACGTGCTGAAATTCACCTGCGAGCTGACGGAAGTGGTCCGCGTGAGTTCGCAGACCACGACCACGCAAGGCCGCGCCGGCGGGCGCGGTGGCGACGCGCGCGGGCAGGGCACGACGCAGCGCGGCCAGGTGCAGGCGCTCGACGTTACCGGCGCTAGCCAGGCTGCCGCGCAACAGACAGGTTTTGCCTAATGTCCGCTTATGAAATTCCCATCATCAATGCGCCGTTTCAGCGGCTCCAGACCGTGCTCAACCAGAAGAACGTCGGCCTCGTGCTGACGTGGAACACATGGGTGGGCCGCTGGGCGCTGTCGGTCGAACTGGACGATGTGGAAGTGGTGAGCGGCTTGCGCCTGGTGCCGGGCATGGATCTTGTGCGCGGCTTCGGGCTCGGCATCGGCCAGCTCGTGCTTGTCGACTGGGCGGGCAGGGGCGGCGACCCTGGCTATGCGGAGCTGCCATCCGGCGAATTCCGCCTCGTCAATCTGATCTAGGTGTTGTTCTGACTCATGCTGAAATGGAAACGCAAGGTGCGCCTCACCCTCTCGGGTGCGGGCGGCGGCGCTATGTTCGAGGGCTCGCAGGCGCCCGACGACGGCTTCAAGGTCGACTTCAAAGTCACCAAGACGCTGGGCTCGAAACAGAACTCAGGCACGGTGACGATATGGAACGCCAGCAAATCCAACCGTTCCAAAATGGGCGAGGAGTTCACCCAGCTCAAACTCGAAGTCGGCTATGAGGACGGCGGCATGTCCGTTCTGGTGCAGGCCGATATTCGCGATGTGAGCCACGACACATCCTCGCCGGATATATCTTCCGAGATTTCCTTTGGAGACGGCGACAAGGGCGTCAACAAGGGCGCGGTGTCGAAGACGTTTCCCGCCGGCGCCACGCCCAAAGAGGTGTTCGATTATCTGGTCGAGCAGATGCCGGGGCTGGAAATGGGCAAGGTGAAGGGGCTCGATGGTCTGCCTCGCTATAAGAGGCCGGTCACGGTCTATGGCTGGGCGAGTCGTGAGCTCGACACGCTGGGCCGCGAGAACAAGTTCTACTGGAATATCGACAAGAACAGGGTCAACGCGGTCAGGAGCGACCGGCACCTGGGGCAATGTGCCGTCATCTCCAAAGAGACGGGCATGATCGGCGTGCCGGAAGAGACCGACAAGGGCGTGAAGGTGAAGGCGCTGATCGAGGCCAATGTGGTGCCGGGCTATATGATCAAGGTGGAAAGCAATTTTCTCGATCTCGGCTCCGGCCGCGACAAGAAAACGTCCGACGCCGGCGGCGGCGAATTCCGCGTCAATGCCGTGACCTTCTCCGGTTCGACGCGCGAAGACGCCTTCTTCATGGAAATCGAAGCGAACCGCGTGCAGGGCGGCAAGGTGGTGAAGTGATGGCTGGCTATCAGGGCACGGGCACGCGCAACGACTATCTGGAAGCGCTTTCGGCGATGATCGAGGCGGAGCGGCGCGAACATTACACCTCGCTCACCGGCAAGGTCGTCTCCTACGACGCCAAGCGCCAGAAGGCGACGATCCAGCCGCTGCTGTCGCAGACGTTCGAGGGCAAGACCTTGCAGGCGCCGCCTCTGCAGGACGTGCCGGTGCAGCATGTGCGCGCCGGCGGGCTGATCATTCACAAACCGCTGAAGCCGGGAGACGAGGTGCGGCTGGATTTCGCTGGCCGCTCCATGGACGCAACCTGGGACGACGGCTCCGACACCGACCGCGCGCCGGGCCGCCTCGGCTCGCTCTCCGACGCCATGGCGACGCCGAGCGCCAGTTCGAAGACCAAGGAACTGCCGAACCTGCCGGCCGACCGCATGCACATGGGCACAGAGGATGGGCAGTCGGGCTTTCAGATGAAGGATGATGGGTCTTTCGACATTCTGAAGGGCGGGGATACGCTGATGACTTTGTTCGTCGACTTTCTCAAAGCTTATAAGTCGCATACGGGCATGAGCGCGGCGGATATGGCGAAGGCGCAGGAATTGATCGATCGCGCTGAAGCCATGAAGGCAACGTAAGGGCAGTTGCCTCGCTTCGGTATATCGCCCCCGTCCTTCGAGACGGCGCTGCGCGCCTCCTCAGGATGAGGGCTTCTGGTTGTCCGGTATAATTTACAGAGGAGCCCTCATCCTGAGGAGCCTGCGTAGCAGGCGTTTCGAAGGGCGAGGGCGCCAGGCCGCAATGATCCGGCCTCATCCAAGCAGGCTCACATATGGACCGTATCGGCATCGCCATCATTCCCTATAACGACATCGGCCTCGACGACACCGGCAATCTCGCCATGGCGCGCAACACCCAGGCTGTCGGTCAGCATGTGCGGCAGCGTCTGTCCTTCTACAGGGGCGAATGGTTTCTCGATGCCGACGTGGGTGTCGACTGGTTTGGCCTGGCGCTGGGGCAGGCGCCGGCGCGGCGCGATATCGCCGTGGCTGTCATCAAGAAAGTCATTCTGCAGACGCCGGGCGTGACGGGCATCGTCGAGATCCAGACCGACTTCGACCGCCTGACGCGCGGCGTCGCGGTGCGCAAATGCGTGGTCGAGACAGACTACGACGATCCCGCGATCATCTATTGACGCAATTTCCGAGGCATCATGACAACCTATGGCGTGACCCCGACCGGCTTCGTCAGAAAGCCGCTCGACCAGATTCTGGCCGACATCGAGGCGCGGGCGGCGGCGCCTGACGTTTTCGGCCCCGGCGTTATCCAGACGCCGGAAAGCCCGCTGGGACAGTTGAACGGGCTGATGGCCTCTCTCGCCACGACCGCGTGGGAGATTTCCGAGGCGGTCTACCAAAGCCTCGACATCAACCAGGCGGAAGGCGCGCGCCTCGACATGCTGGGGCGGCTGCGGCTGTTGGCCCGCGCGGACGGCGAACTCGACGCGGCGTTCCGCGCCGACATCACCAATGCCGGTCGCGCCAATGTCGAGATTTCCGACCTGGCGCGAGCTGTGCGCAACACCGCAGGCGTGACCTGGTCCCAGGTCTGGATCAACGACCGCGGCTTTGCGGACGAGAACGGGCAGGATGCCCATACGCTTTGTGTGGCGGCGATCGGCGGCACCGATTTCGATCTGGCCGAGGTCCTGATGGCCTATGTCGTCCCCGGCATCGGCACACACGGCAATACGCCGGTGCAGATGGTGGTCGACGGGTTTTGCCGCACTGTCTACCTGATGCGGCCGGTGGAAGTCCCGATCGGTTTCGATATCCAGATCAAGGCCGTTCCGGACAAGTTCGGCTGCTCGCCGCCATCGAATGCCCAGATCGCAAGTGTCATCGCCGCCTATTTCGCCGGCGCCGACCGCCCGGCCAACGGCGTCGACATGACGGTTGCGATGCTCAACCGCATCATCTCCTGCCTGTTCTCGAACGTCGAGATCGTCGAGGCGACCGTCTCCCGGCCGGACCTCGGGATGAGCTATCCGCTTCCCTACGTGCTCGCCTTCGACGAGATCGCCAGCGTCGGCGTGGCCGACATCATTCTCTCGCGGGTGTGATCCATGCCGGATTGTCCATCTGTCGGCGAACTCGTTGACATCGAGCTCGCCAGGCTCCCGACGCAATATCGGGAGGCTGCAAAGCTGCAAGCCTATCTGCGCGCGGTGCTCGGCGAGGTCGAGGCGGCAGCGATTGCCGTCTGCGACGTCCCCAACCATTTCGACATCATGACGGCGGTGGGCGAACAGCTCACCCTCATCGGACAATGGATGGGGTTTCCGCGCTGCCATTGCGTCTGCGTCTCGACGCCGGTGTTCGGCTTTCCGTTCCCGGACCCGACTGATTATCCGCGCGCTCTGACCGGGTTCTGCGAAGCGGGAGACTGGGCCGCATGCGACGGCAGCTCCGCCGGGGAAATCTGCCTCAACGACGACGAGCTCTATCGCAGGTTTCTGCTGGTGCGCCGATACCAGATGCTCGCGCTGTTCGACCGGGACAGCCTGCTTGCCTCCATCCGAATTTTCTGGGGGCCGAAGGCGCGGATCGTTCAATCGGAGAGCTGCTGCCTCGTGATCGCGCCTGGCCGGCCGCTCGGCGCCGACGAGACGCCGCTGCTGCAGATCATCGCGCGCGTTCTGCCGGTGGCGCCGGGGATCACGCTCAAGAGCTGGCTCGACGATCGCCCGATTTTCGGTTTCGGCGAGGGCTATGCGGGGTTCTGCGAGGTCTCGTCGACAAAGGTGTTCGGCTTCGACTGCGGCACCCAGAGCTATGAGATGGCGGGCTTTTGCGATGACACGGTCAAGTGGGCCGATTGCGTGCCGCGCGGCGCCGGCTTCGGCGTCTGGCTGTGCCCGGACGAGATGAAATCCCTCTGCTGATTTTCACAAAAGGACGAAGATATGAAAGCGGCTTTTTCCAGCCCTTGGGCACTCACGCCCACCGACCAGCGTCGTGAGCCGACCAGCGACGAGATCGCCCACGGCTTCCCTTGTGGGCCGCCCGACCGGGAGTTGTTCAACGAGCTGTTCTACCGCCTCTCCCAGGCGATGAAGGAGATAGAGAACGTCATCACCGCCGGGGGGATGACGCCGAACGACAGCCTTCTGAACCAGATGGCGAACTCGCTCGACGGGCTTGTCGGCGCGCGCGTGGCGCCGACCGGGATCGTCGTTCCGTTCGCCGGCTCGGCGGCGCCGACGGGCTGGCTGCTGTGCTATGGCCAGGCGATCTCGCGCACGACTTATGCCACCCTGTTCGGTGTGGTGAGCACGGCCTATGGAATCGGCGACGGCTCGACCACCTTCAATGTCCCCGACCTGCGCGGCCGTGTGATCGCCGGCAAGGACGACATGGGCGGGGTGGCCGCGGCCAGGCTGACCAGCGCCACCATCACCGGCGGCGCGCTCGCCCTCGGCAAGGTCGGCGGCGAGGAGCGGCATCAGCTCACCACCTCCGAACTGGCGAGCCATAATCATGCGCTGACCGATCCGGGGCACTCGCACGTCCTCGACCGCGCGAATGTTGGATCGGCCGGTTCGCAATATGGATACTTTGGCGCAGCCGGGACGGCCAACGACAAAGACACTTATTCCTCCACCACCGGCGTCACCCTGGCGGACACCGGTGGCGACACGCCGCACAACAACGTCCAGCCGACCATCATCGGCAATTACATCATCCGCGTCTGAGGCCGAGATGCAGAGCGTCCGATACAAGGCCGGCGACACCTTCTCCTTCGCGGGGCAGCTGGATCTTCCGGCGGGCTCGACATGGGCGGGTCGCGGCCAGATTCGAAAGGAAGACGGCACAGCTCTTTTCGATGATCTCGGTGTCCTGGATGTCGAGCTCGCCGGCGAGGAAGATCTGTGGGTCATCGCCTCCAAGCCTGCTTCCGCCACTGTGAACTGGCCGCGCCCGGCACATCCGGGCGAAGTCCTCATCCTCTACTTCGATTACGAGATCTACGACGCCGACGGCGACACTGTCATGTCGTCGGAGACCGTGTGCGTGCTCGTCGAATATGACCCCACGAGATCATCCTGATGCCCAGCACCCCGACGCTGCCTTCCCTCATTCCCGCGCTCAAGGGCGATAAGGGCCTTTACCCATCGGCGACATGGGACGCCGGCGCAGTCCCGTATCGCAAGGACACATGGCTCAAGCACAATAACGCGCTCTGGCTGGCGCTGCGGAAGACCTCCGTTGAGCCATCGGACGCCGCGCCAGATGACTGGTTCAAGGAGATCGACCTTCAGGATGTCGCTGACAGCACGGAGGCGGCCGCCGAATCCGCGGCGCTTGCGCGCGCGTGGGCGAGCCAGCCGGTCGGCGAAGCAGTTGAAGGCGCCGGCGATCCGAATGCGCGGTCCGCCTTGCACCAGGCCGCGCGGTCCGAAGCCGGAGCGGCGCTATCGGAAGCCTGGGCCGGCCAGCCCGTCGGCGAAGATGTCGCCGGCGCGGCATCGGGCTCGCGCTCGGCGTTGCACTGGGCGACGACAGCCGCCGGCGCTGTCACCGCAGGGCTGACTTCGATCTCCGATGCTGTGTCCGGCGGCCTGACTGCGATCGGCTCGGCCTTGTCCGATGCGCTCTCCGCCATCGGCTCGGCGCTCACCGGCGCGACAGATACAATCAACATGGCGGGCAGTACCGAGGTCGGCAACGTCAACACGGCGGGGACGAACCAGACGAATGCTGTCAATGCCGCGGCGGCTGCGCAGCTCAATTCCATTTTGCAGGCGATCGGCGCGAAATTCTACGCGAGTACGGCGGACGCGCTGTCGAAGGGCCTGGCCAGCATCACCCTCGGCAGCGGCGGTTCCGGCGCGACCGTCGCCGGACAATTTTCCGTGGGTACCACGAACGGCGGCGGCACCCAGGGGCTGTTTCTTGTCAACGTGGCCGGCGGCACGATCACGTCGATCATCAAGATTCTCAACCCCGGCCGCGGCTACACGTCGGCCCCGACATCGTTCGACACGAGCGCGATCGCCGGGCTCACGGGTGCGACGTTCGCTGCGACGATTGGGCAGAACCGGAACGTCGGGGAGTATTTCGCTACGCCAGGCGCGGCTTCGCCGGCATTGTTCGACTTCTATGTGGTTGCCACGGCGACGACTGCGACCTTGCTCGGCTCCGGGCCGGATTTTGCCTCGGTGCAGGAGTTGCGCAATTCGAAGGGTACAAGGAACCTGATCCTAGACCCGTTTTTCATCGAAACGGATTTGGCTCTCGGTTTTAGATCGCGCCGGGATGAGAGCTACATTTCTCTCAACCTTTCGACGTGGGACCCAATTCAAGCTGTCAGCTTCAGCCCGTATCCGAACGGCAAGTGTCTCGCTACGCCTATCGCCTCGACAACCACCTTCATCGACCTCCGGCTTGATCTGATGGGCGTTGCTGAAGGCGCCGTCATTCAGTTTGCTTTGGAGGCAGCATCGAGGGTCGCAACTTACACCGATAGTAATTACATGAATGCAACCTTTCTCGACCGCAATGGATCGCCGACAGGTTCAGCAGTTGCCATCATGACCGCTACTGCGGTAAACCCTCTCTCAAACACAAAATTTAATCTTTTCATGTCTCCGCAGGTTACCGTTCCCACGGGGGCCTTTTGGGTTCGGCTTCAACGTGCGCGTCCAAAGGTTGATGGTTATTTCATCGCATCGTTGCAGGCGGCCTTCACGAACACTCTCAGCAAGGCCGTGCAAGACCTTTCCGTGCCCGGCCTTGCTGGTCGCATAGCTGATCTCGAACGCGATGATCCTGTAGCGCCGCTAAACCGCGTTTTGATGAGGAAGACCAGCTACGACAGCATTGCCGTTGCTACAATGGTTGGAATCACAGGCACGGGATGGACTAGTGTTGGTGGATTGCAGGTATCACCAAATTCAGGCCACGGTGGCAGCTATCTTAAAGCAGCATGCCCTGTTGGCGGCTTTAACGGAATCGCTGTAAACTGGACGTGGACAGCGGATGCCAACAAAGGCGCCTCGCGTATTCTTGCTGTTGTTCGGACCTGTGCGGCACCGAACAATCCACTCAACCGTGGTCGGTTGGTGGCCTATGGCTGGATTGATTGCGACCCCACGGTTGGTAATTCGAGCACAGACCCAATTCTGTTTCTGGACCCGGCAACGGGGGCGCCAAAGACGATCACTTCTGCTGATCTCGATGACGTGTGGGGCGTCGGCTATATGGGGCAGAATAAGACAGCGAATGCTGGTCTTGGCAGCATGGGTATGTTCATTCAGCAGGGGCAGTTCGACAACGTTGATCCGAACAACAATGGAGCGCAGTTCCCTAGCATTCAAGGCTTCGCGTCTGGCTTCAGCAACATCGGCGGCGTTAATGTGATGTATCCTAGATTGGTTCTCATGACCAATCCAGTAGCTGCTGCCAATATACCATCATCATCTTTTTCGGCAGCAGTCGGCACCAACCTTGATGAGCCTCCGGTCTTCCTTACGCCTTCCCGAAAGATATTCTGCACTGTTGGTCGCGAGTATTCTTTGTATGTTGATGCGCTGATGCAGAGAAACTACAGGAGTACAAATTTTCGTGTTCCGCCAACTCTGGTTTGGCCAACGAGTAGCGGTCAGCAAGAGGAGCGTATCAAGTTCGTTCCTACTTCGGCGGGCACAGTCTACGCGACGCTTGAGGCCTATCGAGGGGATATCCTGTCCTCGAGTTGCACACTGCAGTTCGTCACTGTAGCGAACTCGGCCGCTGCCGGGACCAAGCCTGTTCTCTTGATCGGCGACAGCATGATCGCCAATCTAGGACTCATCAATGCATTGAAAGTTATCGAGAGCGGCCAAGCGATCACATCGATCCAGTACACGGGTACGCAGGGACCTACAGGAAGCAAGAATGAAGGCTATTCTGGAAAGTCTCTCGGCGCGTTCCGTGGGTCGGCATCTTTAGACGGCGTTAACCCCAATCCATTCTATGATTCTGCTTTGGGCGACTTCTCCTTTGCCTACTATCGAAGCCATGCTGGCGCGGGTGATCCCGACCCAATCTATGTCGGCATTGAAGCTGGTGGCGTCGATGTTGGAAACTATACAAGCGATGCGGCAGCGCAAGCGGCAGCTCAAACGTGGGCAACCAATGCGGAGTTCATTATTGCTTCAATTCAGGCTGCCGTTCCCGGATGCAAAGTTGGTATCCACACCATTGCGCCGGGGCCATGGCCTGAAACTGACTATGCTGCGCTCTACGGGGGAGCCACATGGCGGCAAAGACGAAACTGGAAAATCCTCCAGGCCAAGGCGCACACTCAGTTCGGCGGTCGTGAGGGCTCCGGCATCTATGTCGCCGCGTGCGGATCGTCCGTCGATCCGGAAACCGGATGGTTCAAGAACATGCAGCCGAGAAGCGCTGCGATCAGCCGCGATGCGGTGACATATGCCAACTACAACACGATGACCGCAGATATCACCAAGGCTGAAAACGCCATCGCGTTTCTGGCAACAGGTAGCCTCTGGTATATCAAAGTTGGTCCCGTCAATTCTGGTTATTGGAGATCGCCGCTTGTGTCAGATGGTTTTGTGCTGCGCCTTGTTGTAGATGGAATCCATACTGCTAATGGTGAGATTCAGAAGGCCGAGGCTGTTTGGGGGCTCTGGAAAAATATATTGTAAGGAGTGTCGATCGTGGAACCTATTGGCTTCTCAATCCGCAACGATGGCAAGGATGGTGGTGATGTTCTCATTCTATGTTCCGTTCCCATCACGCCATCGAATAGAAATGATGTAGTTACAGAATTCAAGGCGTGGAAGGACGCCGGCGGCCTAAGCTCTGCCAAGTTCCCGACAGAACGCTTTCTTGTTTTGGGGCACGCCGATGTGTGGGAATTGTCGCTAGATCAAACGACTTTCGCGCCGCTCGATTGAATTAACGGTTCCCGGCTAAGCGACCGCCCGGACGACCGGCCGCCCATTGGGGCGGCGTTTCTATTTTCTCAGCAATTGGAGATCCCATGATCGACCGTGAGCACTTCTTCACGACGGTTCGCGCTGGCCTGTTCCACGGTTCGCTGGAGCAGCCGCAGGTCGACGGGATGAACATCATCCTTGATGCCTTCGAGACGCGGGCCGTGCCCAGGGACCACCAAGCCTATCCGCTGGCGACGGCCTATCATGAAACCGCCTTCACCATGCAGCCGATCGACGAGATCGGCAGCTACGCCTATTTCGAGCGCAACTACGGGCCGACCGGCAGGAACCCAAAGCGCGCGAAGGAGATGGGCAATGTCCGTGCCGGCGACGGCGCCAGGTATCACGGCCGCGGCTTCGTGCAATGCACCTGGTTCGTCAATTACAACCGGGCGACCAAAGAGCTTGGCGTTGATTTCGTCAATCATCCCGAGCTGGCGAAGGAGCCGCAGCACGCCGCGGACATCATGATCCTCGGCATGACCGAGGGCTGGTTCACTGGCAGGAAGCTGGGCGACTTCTTCTCGGCAACGATGGAGCGGCCCGTGCAGGCCCGCACGATCATCAACGGCACCGACAAGGCGGAGACGATCGCCGGCTATTACAGGATCTTCAAGAATGCGCTCTCGCCGCCATCATCCTGACACCGGCTTCATGGCGGCGCAGCGCGAGCGCCTCTTCGGCAATTCCAACTGGGACAAGCGCCGGCGCGTCATCTATCTGGTGCTGCTCTATTGCGCCGGCCTCGTCGCCTACATCGTGTTCAAGGGCCAGGACACGGCGCTGAACGCGCAGACTGTGATCGCGCTGATCGCGCTCGCGGGTGGCGTCATCGGCTCCTACTGCTTCGCCGCCGTCTGGGATGACAACAGCAAGCGCGATGCGGCGGTGGCCGCGCGCGACATGCCGGACGATGACGACGACACCCCCGAGCGTCCGATCCCGCCGACGCACCTTCCAACCGATCGGAACTGAACATGCTCGACTGGACGCTGTGGTTTCAGGGCTTCGCCCATATCTTCGCCGGCTGGACGATCGGCGCGCTGCTGATCGCCGGCGGCGCCGCAGCCTGGTTCCGCGTGCCGGTCTTCGGCCACTATCTCGGCCTGGCCGGCGTCGCCGCGGGCGCGGCGCTGATCTGGGGCGCGGTGGAATACGATGCTGCCGCCGGCAACTGCAAGGAAGCGATCGTCCGCGCCCAGCTCACCGCGAGCCAGGCGCGCGTCACCGAGCTCGAGCGCCAGATCGACGCCGGCAAGGCCACGCTCGATGCCGCCGCGCAGCGCTCGGCGCAACTCGAATCCGAAACCGCAGCGGCGAACAAGAGGGCCGACGATTATGAGGATCAGCTTTCCAAGGCAGGCCAGAATGGCAATTGCGCTCTCGACGATGATCTGTGGCGCCGGCTGCGCTAGACCGCCAGTCCTTGATTTATCCGAGCCGAAAGAGCAGCGTGCGGCCCTGCCGTCAGCTCCGGCCGACTTTGGCAAGCCGGTGCCGATCCCTGCCCGCACCAAGGATGCCCGGGCATGGGCGGTGCGCGCCCGCGGCGCCATCAATGTCGCCAATGGCCGGTTGAAGAACGACGCCAAGTTTTACGGCGACGTGCAGCGGGATTTTGGGAGGCCGTGACCATGCCAAGCCGTGCCGGGTGTCACTCCCTCGAACGTCACTTCAAACTGCATATGCAGGACCGGGCGCTCGAATGGTTCTCGGCGCTGATCATGCTGTCCTGGGGCGCCGTGCTCGCCATGCCTGGCGACACGCTCGCCGGCGCCAATTTCGACGCCTTCCGCCGCTATGGCATGACGGAAGTGTTCTGGGCCTGGACCTTCGGCTCCATCGGCGCGGCCAGGATCATGGCGCTCTACATCAACGGCAAGTGGCCGCGCACGCCGTTGATCCGCATGGTCGGTGCCTTGTTCGGGGCGGTGTCCTGGGCGCAAGTGGCGTGGCTGATTACCGAGGGAACGTTGATGAAATCCGGCGTCGCCTCCACCGGAATGCCAGTTTACGCATCGCTTGCCGTGGCTGATCTGTTCTCGATTTTCAGGGCGGCTTTCGATGCTCGGTATCACCGTTCCTGATGCGATCGCCATCGGCACGCTGGCGATCGCGCTGCTGGCGGCCTGGCGGGGCACGAAGGCGGGCGAGACGGCGGCGAAGGTGACGCCGCCCGAACCGGCCATGGCGATGATCGGCGCGGCGCTCGTCGATCGTGCCACCCTGCAAGCCCTGACGCTGGCCGTCCAGGACCATGCCGCCGCCATCCGCGAGACGATTACAGCGGCCGAACAGGCCCGGCAGGAAGATATTACCGACGCCATGCAGCGCATGGCCGAAATGCTGGAACAGATTGATCGCAGGGTGGGGGATTGA